AAACCAAATTTTGTAAACTATATGTTCAAGGAGGATATGATTTCTGATGGTATTGAAAATTGTGTGCAGTACATTCACAATTTCAATCCAGAGAAGTCTCAGAATCCATTTGCATATTTTACTCAAATTATTCATTTTGCCTTTCTCCGTCGTATTCAAAGAGAGAAGCGTCAGTTAGAAATCAAAAATAAAATTCTTGAACGCTCTGGATACAGTGAAGTCTTTACGGATGACAACACTATTGACAACGGCAATTATTCCGACTATAATTCCATCAAAGACGGTATTCACTCGAAACTTCGCTATTAATGAAAGTTGCCATCATTACTGATACTCATTATGGTTGCCGGAAAGGTTCTAAACTTTTTCAGGACTATTTTGAGGCATTTTATAAGAACATATTCTTTCCAAAGTTAGAAGAAGACGGCATTACAACAGTTCTTCATTTGGGAGATGCCTTTGATAGTCGTAAGTCAATTGATTATCAAAGTTTAGAGTGGACAAAAAGAGTTGTATTGGATCCACTTTCCAAATATGATGTCCATATGCTTGTGGGAAATCACGATGCATATTATAAGAATACAAACAGTGTAAATTCTCCAGGTCTTCTTCTTCAAAACTATTCAAATATCAAGACTTATAGTGATCCAGAAGTAGTTAAAATTGGAAATCTGAATACTCTTTTTATTCCTTGGATATGTGCCGATAATGAGGAAAAAACTTTACGCTTAATTAAAAAAAGCGGATGTAAGATAGCGATGGGGCATTTAGAACTGAATGGATTTGAAGCCTATCGTGGACATACAATGGATGACGGAATGGATTCCGTAGTATTTGATGGGTTTGTAAAAGTATTTTCTGGACATTATCATACTCGCTCAAATAATGGAACAGTATTTTATTTGGGTAATCCTTATGAAATGTTTTGGAATGATGTGAATGATACCCGTGGATTTCATATTTTTGATACCGAAACATTAGAACATACTCCAGTAAATAATCCCTATAGGATGTATCACATAATTCATTATGAGGATACAAATTATCAGACATTTGATACTCGTGATTATGAGAATAAGATTGTCAAGGTAATAGTTCGCAAAAAAACAAACACTAAAATGTTTGAGAAGTTTATTGATAAACTTTATACCTCAAATGTTGCAGAACTTAAAATTGTTGAAAATTTTCAAGATTGTGAAAATGAAGATTTTGAGGCATTTGAATCTGAAGACACTCTTTCTATTTTGAATAGGTATATTGATGAATCAGAAGTAACTCTTGACAAAGCAATCATTCAAAGAATGTTACAGGAAATCTATCAAGAAGCGTGTGAGTTAGTCTAAAATGTTTATACTAACGATTTTGGGTAAAGAAAAGGAGGGGGCATATTCGGTTATTGATGAAGATGGAGATAAAATTTTATATCTTTTTGAGGAAGAGGATGATGCAGTCAGATATGCTATGATGTTGGAAGAGGATGAATATCCTGAAATGCATGTGATAGAAATTGAAGACGAAGTTATGCTAAAAACTTGTGACTTGTATGATTATAGGTACACAATTATTACCCCAGATGACATTGTAATCCCTCCAAAATATTAATCATGATTATTTTTAAAAAAATTAGTTGGAAGAACTTTCTTTCTACTGGCCAGCACAAAACTGAACTTGATTTCACTTTAAACACTACAAATTTGATTGTTGGCACAAATGGCGCTGGGAAGAGTACAGTTCTTGATGCTCTTACTTTTTCTTTATTTGGAAAACCTTTTCGTAAGATTAACAAACCGCAACTAATTAATGCAGTCAATGAAAAGGATTGTGTTGTTGAGGTTGATTTTTTAATTGGAACTACTGAATGGAAAGTTATTCGTGGTATTAAACCAAATATTTTTGAAATTCATCGTAACGGTGAAGTATTGGATCAGGCATCTGCTGCAGTAGATCAACAGAAATGGTTGGAACAAACTGTTCTGAAAATGAACTATAAGTCTTTTACTCAGATTGTAATTTTGGGTTCAAGTACATTTGTTCCCTTTATGCAACTTCCTGCAGCTCATCGTAGAGAAGTGATTGAGGATCTTTTGGATATTAAGATCTTTTCCTCTATGAATACAGTAATCAAAGAAAAGATTCGTCAAATTCGTGATGAAGTAAAGACTTTAGATCTCAAAAAGGAATCTCTCTTTGATAAAGTTGAAATGCAAAAGAACTTTATTGGAGAATTGGAAAATCGGGGAAATGCCAATATAAATTCCAATAAAGAAAAGATTACTAATTTGATGAATGAAGTTGGTGATTATATTCAGCAGAATTCTTCTCTTGAGGAAAGTATAATCAAACGCACAAAGGAACAAGAAGAAGTTACTGGGGCAGCAGATAAACTTCGTAAGTTGGGAAATCTGAAAGGTAAAATCTCTCAAAAAGTATCAACGATTACCGAAGAGCATAAATTTTTTACAGAAAATACGGTATGCCCTACCTGCACTCAGGATATTGATGAAAGATTTCGCCTAGATAGAATTGCAGATGCTCAAAATAAAGCAAAGGAATTGCAGTCTGGTTATAAAGAACTGGAAGATGCAATTAGAGATGAGGAAAAGCGAGAGCACCAATTTACGATTATTTCTAAGGAGATTACAAAACTCACGCATGAAGTTTCTCAGAACAATACTAAAATCTCTGGATGCCAAAGGCAAATCAGAGACCTTGAATCGGAAATTCAAACAATTACCAATCAACTTGAAAACCGAAATACTGAGCATGAGAAGTTAGAATCTTTTAGGGAAAGTCTTCAAAAAACTTATGATGAATTGGCAACTAAAAAAGATTCTATTAGTTATTATGATTTTGCTTACAGTTTATTGAAAGATGGTGGAGTAAAATCCAAAATCATTAAGAAGTATCTACCTCTGATAAATCAGCAAGTAAACCGTTATCTTCAGATGATGGACTTCTATATTAACTTCACTCTTGATGATGAATTTAACGAAACCGTTCAGTCACCAATTCACGAAGACTTCTCCTATGCTTCTTTTAGTGAAGGTGAAAAAATGAGAATTGATTTGGCTCTTCTCTTTACTTGGAGAGAAGTTGCAAGAATGAAGAACTCTGTGAATACAAATCTTCTGATTATGGATGAGGTATTTGATAGTTCACTTGATGGATTTGGGACAGAAGAGTTTCTCAAGATTATCAAATATGTTATAAAGGATGCAAACATCTTTGTTATCTCTCATAAGACTGGACTTGAGGACAAATTCCAAAGTGTCCTCCGATTTGAAAAGGTCAAGGGTTTTAGTCGTATGATGTCCCCACAAACACAAGAACCATGAAAGTTCCAAATTGGCAGCATCACTCCCGCAAGGAGCAGAAACGCCATCTCAAACCACAAGCACTGAGGCAAGCAAAGAAACGGTTGGCCCAGTTCAAAAAGCGGCACATGAACCTCCCTAACCAGGAGGTTTCGTCGTATTATGGATACATACGAAACAAAACCGATGGCAGTCAATCACGAAATCAAATCTCAACTTGCTCGTCTGCTTGCTACGGAAGACTTGGTAGTAGAGCATAAAAAGGTTGAGACTGCCTGCTTCAACGTTCATACTCGGGTGCTGACGCTACCTTTGTGGGAGAAAGCAAGCAATACTGTATATGACTTGCTGGTGGGGCACGAGGTGGGCCATGCTCTCTTCACTCCTGATGAAGATTGGACTGAGAATACTAAAGTTCCTCAACAGTTTATCAATGTGGTTGAAGATGCCCGTATTGAAAAATTGATGAAGCGTAAATATGGCGGACTTGCAAAGACTTTCTATAGTGGTTATAAGGAACTGAATGAGGAGGATTTCTTTCAGTTAGAGGATGAGGATATTTCTTCTTTCAATCTTGCCGATAAGGCAAATCTATTCTTTAAGATTGGTAATTTTCTTCCTTTGGATTTTTCTCCAGAGGAAAGTAAAATTGTTAGTCTGATTGGTGAGTGCGAATCATTTGATGATGCTCTTAATGCTGCAGAAAAACTTTATGAGTATTGCAAGAAAGAGCAGCAGCAAGAGCAGAAAGTTGCCGATTTTGATTCTCACGGGCAAGAAGAAGGTAATAAATCTTCTGGCAATCAAGTACAAGAATCCCAAGAAGAGTCGGAAGAATCTGAAGAAGGTAAATCAGATCAAGTTCAGCCAGAAGAATCTGGTAGTTATGGTGGAACGGCCAAAGGTAATGAAGTAAGTGCAGATAAATCAGAAGAACCTAAAGTTCGCACTGCAGATTCTCTTCGTGAAAAGATTGAAAATCTTGTGAACTATGATGCAAGTGAAAATACTTATGTAGAAATTCCTAAAGTCAATTTGGAAACTATAATCGGAAAGAATTCTGAGGTTCACCAATACATTGATGAAAGTTTTACTTCTCAACAAGAAGGATTTGATGAAATTTCAAAAGAACATAATCTTGAATCTTATGATATATTTGAAGAAGTAGATAAATCATTCAAAGAATTTAAGAATTCTGCACAGAAAGAAGTCAACTATCTGGTAAAGGAATTTGAATGTCGTAAGGCAGCAGATAGTTATGCTCGTGCCTCTACTGCTCGCACCGGTGTTTTAGATACTACTCGTCTTCATACCTATAAGTATAATGAAGACTTGTTTAAGAAAGTCAGTGTAATTCCTGATGGTAAAAATCACGGTTTGATTTTTATTCTGGATTGGAGTGGATCTATGCAAACAGTTCTTCAGGATACTTGTAAGCAACTGTTTAATCTGATTTGGTTCTGCAAGAAAGTCAATATTCCATTTGAGGTTTATGCCTTTTCAAATGAATGGCGCCGCCCCCAATATGACGTAAAAACTGGAAGAATTTCATACGATTACTCTAAACATTATGAAATAAAAGAAGGGGTGTTTTGTGTTTCTGAAGATTTTTCTCTGATGAATCTTTTTACAAGTAAGACAAATACTAAAACTCTGGAGCATCAGATGTTGAATATTTGGAGACTTGCTACTTGCATCAATAACACATATTCCTGTAAGTTTACTTATCCTCATCGTTTGTGTCTGTCTGGCACTCCTTTGAATGAAAGCTTGGTTGCTCTACATCAAATTCTTCCAAAGTTTCAGAGAGACAATAAACTTCAAAAAGTTCAGTGTGTAATTTTGACTGATGGAGAAGCAAATCACATTCCTTATCATTATGAAGTAAAGCGTGGTACTGAACCTTATATGGGATTGCGTGGAATTTATCCTTCTTGCACTTTTCTTCGGGATCGTAAAACCGGAAACACTTATAAATTTGGATGTGGTGAGTATTATGAATTTTCAAATACTCTTTTGAAGAATTTGAAAGATAATTTTCCAACAGTGAATTTTATTGGTATTCGTGTGCTTGCAAATCGGGATGCATCTCGTTTTATTGGAATTTATTACAAACAAACAACCAAAGAATATGATAAGATTATGACAGATTGGAGAAAGCAAAGGAGTTTTAATATCTCAACCTCTGCTTATGATGCATACTTTGGACTTTCTGCTTCTGCTCTTTCTCAAGAGGCAGAATTTGAGGTTGCCGAAGATGCCACCAAATCCCAAATTAAGAATGCCTTTGCAAAATCTTTGAAGACTAAAAAACTGAATAAGAAAGTTTTGGGAGAGTTTATGGAACTTGTTGTCTGATAAATATCTAAAAAGTTTATAAAAATGAAGACTTTCCAGCAATTTGTGGTAGAATGTAATTCTATTCAGGAAACCTCCTTGAAT